ATCTAATAGAAAAAACTACTATGACACCAAACGGTGCATTATTTAAAACAAATAAACAAGGGTTTCTTCCTGCGATGATGCAAGAACTTTATAATGATAGAGTGATTTATAAAAAGAAAATGTTACAAGCACAACAAGATTATGAAGATACAAAAGATGAAAAATATGTTAAACTTATTAGTCGTTATAACAATATTCAAATGGCCAGAAAGATTTCACTAAACTCAGCATATGGTGCGATTGGTAATCAATGGTTCCGTTATTATGATATTGCGATTGCTGAAGGTATTACAACCTCTGGTCAACTATCAATTCGTTGGATTGAAAACAAAGTAAATAATTATTTAAATAAGATTTTAGATACAAATGATAAAGATTATGTAATTGCTTCAGATACAGATTCAATTTATATTACATTAGACGAATTAGTTTCACGCGTGAAACCAAAGAATCCTGTTGAGTTTTTAAACAAAGTTGCAACAGAAAAACTTGAACCATTTATTGATGATTCTTACAAAGAACTTTCACAATACACTCAAGCATTTGAAAATAAGATGATGATGAAAAGAGAAGTAATTGCTGATAAAGGTATTTGGGTTGCAAAGAAAAGATACATTTTAAATGTTTTTGATAGTGAAGGTGTTTCTTATAAAGAACCTAAATTAAAAATGATGGGTATCGAAGCAGTCAAGTCTTCGACACCAGCAATTTGTAGAGAGAAGATTAAAGATGCTTTAAAGATTATTATGTCAAGTGATGAAAAAACATTAAACACTTTTATTCAAGATTTTCATAAGAAGTTTACAAGTGTTAATCCTGAACAGATTGCATTTCCGCGTTCTGTTAATGGATTAAAAAAGTATATGGATTCTGGTACTACTTTTAAAAAAGGTACACCTATGCATATCAAAGGGTGTTTAATTTACAATCACAAAATAAAACAAAATAAACTTATTCACAAATATCCTTTAATTCAAGAAGGTGATAAGATTAAGTTTCTTTACATGAAACAACCTAATCCCTATTCTGCTAATGTTATTTCGTTTATGTCAAAACTTCCAGGTGAGTTTAAAATTAAACCATATATTGATTATGATATTCAGTTTGAAAAGGTATTTGTTGACCCATTGGTTCTTATTGTTAATTCAATAAATTGGAAGATTGATACCACTTATGGTACTCAAGGTACTTTAGAGGGTTTCTTTTGAGAACTACAATATCTGAATTATTAACTTATCAAGTTGCAAATACTGCTTTATCAGATGAAGTGGCTTTATTATTATCAGGTGGTGTTGATTCAATATCTGTTGCATTTGCCGCTGAAAGAGCAGG